AAGATTTAAACATATCTAAATTAAACCCTTTGGAAGCCTTTGAAACCCTTTCAAACCATTTGGGAATGGTTCGGAAAGTAGAAGTTGAATATGAAGTAGAAGATGAAGAAATTATTGATGTTTTTTCTTTTGATGAATTTTGGGAGATATACCCACATAAGACAGGGAAGAAAGTTTGCAAACCTAAATTTGATAAACTAACTAATTCAGAAAAGGAACAAATCAAAAACAGTATTCACAAATTCTTAAACCATAAACCATTTCCAAACTATACACATCCAAACCCTGAAACATACCTAAATCAAAAAAGGTGGGAGGATGTGATACCTGAAACAATAAATCAACCAGAGCAAAGAGAAGAAACCGAAAGAGAGTACAGACAAAGAACTTGGTTAGAAAGAAACGGAGGTAATCTATGAACGTAAAAATTATTGATTACTCTAAAAAAGCACTTCAATTTGAAGATTACCATAAGTCAGGCGGTACTCAGTTAAACTATGCAGGGTTTGAATGTTTGAATGGAGTCTTTAAATTCTCACTCGATGGTGTAACAGATATTACGGGTTTGCCCCATAGTGGGAAAACTGAGTTTGCCTTAGAATTGCTATTTTATCAAACAGAAGCATTTGGATTAAGACACTTACTTTATGCCCCTGACATTGGCAGTTATAACGAGATTAGACGTAAGTTGTTAGTAAAACATTATAGACGTTCTTTTCGTGGTTATGAGAACTCAATTACTCAAACCGAAATTATAAAAGCTACTGCATGGATTGATACTTACTTTTTAATTGCTCAAAAAGACGATGCAAAAAAACCATTAACACCGATTGACTTATGGAATTTTGGAGTAGATTACGAAGATAACAACGGACCAATTAATACTGTTTTTATTGACTCATGGAAAAATCTATTTCACGATTTACAACAATTTGGAGGGCGTGAAGATTTATATTTGGATTACGTTTTGGCTTACAGAAACGAATTAGCAGAAGCGAAATGCAAACACCTGATGACAATCGCACATCCAAAAAAAATGGAAATAATGATGCCTAAAGACGGGAGCAAACCAAAAAGGAGAGTGCCTGATGCAGACGATATAAAAGGCGGTTCTGCCTGGAATAGTAACGGCAAAACAATTATTACAGTTGATTATCCTGAAAAGCAAAAACAAACAGTTGATTTGTACTTTAATAAGGTTAAACCCGATGTATTGGGGAAAGCAAATGTATTATTTGAACCACTTGAATTCGATTGGCGTAAAAGTCGATATAGAGAAACTATTGAGGGCAAAATCTGCTATGCAGGAATGGGTAAAGAATACCGAGAAAAAGGTGAATTTATAGGATTTGCAAGCCAATCAAACAACGATATTAAACCAATAGAACAAGCACCATTTTAAAAACAAACAATTATGAATTTAAAAAAACAAACACAAACAAGACAAATTAAATTTAGGGCATGGAATCCCGATGATAAAAGAATTGAATATCCATTAGTATTCGCAATATGTAGCAATGGCAAATTACAGCCATTAATTAAATGCTCAGATGGGAATAGAGCTTACAAAGATTACCCAATCATGCAATACACAGGACTCACCGACAAAAACGGAAAAGAAATTTATGAGGGTGATATTGTGCAACGTGGAGTAATTACTTTTAGTCGTGGCAAATTTCAAGGTACTTATTTTGATAGTAATGGTGATTTTGCCGAAGATTGGGAAGATGATTTGTGCCAAGAAAAAGATATTGAAGTATTAGGAAACATATTTGAAAATCCTGAATTATTGCAATCATGACACCGCAAGAATTAGAAGAAATCCAAGCAAATCAAAAGTGGTTTGAGTTCATCTCGACTTTAAGACCTTATCTAAGTAAAAAGCAAGAAACCCCGATTTGCCAAAGAACGGAGAACCGCCACCGCCACCAAGTCCATTTGAAATTAAAGGAGGTAGTGCAGTTTACTCCAAGGCAATGAATCTTATTTGTGTTGATAGGCCACTTGAAAAGACTGGCGAAGGATTCAAACAAACAAATCAAGCCATGGTTGTAGTGCATAAATTTAAGCCAAAAGGCCATGGAGGGAAAGGGACAGCAAAACTTGAATTTGATTATTTTAAAAACTGCTACTATGAAAACAGAGGCGAAAGGCTTTACTTGCCAACACCATTTAATGGAATCAGCGAATTAAAAGAGCAATCAAACAACGATATACAACCAATTACAGCACCATTTTAAAAACAAACAATTATGAATTTAAAAAAACAAACACAAACAAGACAAATTAAATTTAGGGCTTGGGACAAAACATACAGCCTAATGAATTACAAAGTTCAAGTTGGCAATACTGACCATGCAGACCCCAATTACACTTGCAATAGCATTTGGGTTGATAGTGGTGATTTTAAAACTATTGGTTGGATGAATGCAGATGAAAATTGTATTGACCTTATGCAATTTACTGGACTTAAAGACAAAAACGGAAAAGAAATTTATGAGGGTGATATAATTCAATGGACCTCTTCAAATGTTTTTTCATTAGGAGAAATTAGAAAGGTTCAAATAAATTATGTTCAGGCTCAATATTGGGGACAAGGCAGAAATTTAGGAGTTTATTTAGCCGAATTATTAGCTAATGAAAAATGCGAAGTAATTGGAAACGTATTTGAAAATCCTGAATTACTACAAGAATGACACCGCAAGAAGCAATAGAAATCCAAGCAAATCAAAAGTGGTTTGAGTTCATCTCGACTTTAAGACCGTATCTGAATAAAAAGCAAGATTCACCTATTTTTCAATTAAACGCCATTTTAAGCACTTTTATTATTGAAGCTGAACAAAGTATTGACTTAATAGTAAAAGACTCACTAAGGCAAGAAAAGCGGGCAAAATTGGCTAAATTATACGAATGCTACAACTTAGCAACTCAATCAATGGGTATTCAGGTAATTTACGAACAAAAGAATCTAAGGCTGCAAGTCAGGTTGGATGAAGTCGAGAACTTACTTATCGAATTAGCAGCCGAAAATAAGAGATTAAAAGAGTTAAATGAATTTTAAAAGCCAAACATGAAAAACAAATATTACATAAAAAAAATTAGCAGAAACACATCAAAAGTATTATTAGATAAATTTCACTATTTGCATGAAGATGGTAATTTTAGAAGTGGAATTAATTTTGGATTGTTTGAAAATGATACTAAATGTTTAATAGGTGTTTGTGTTTTTCATTCAGTTTCTGCAAAAGAAATAGTTAAAGGTTGTTTTAATATTCAATCTTATAGGCTTGATGGGTTTTATGAATTAGGTAGATTATGCTTAAATCCTCATAAATTTGTAAAAAATATAACATCATTTTTTTTAGGTTCATGTATAAAAATGCTCAGAAAAGTTAAAAATGTTACAGCTATTTTAACCTATGCTGATAGTGATTTTCATACGGGCTATATTTATCAAGCTTGTAATTTTAAATACTTTGGATTAACTGATAAGAAAAAAGATTTTTTTATATTGCAAAATGATGGCAGTTATAAGAAACTTCAAAGGGGTAAGTGTAAGCATTTAATTGGTGAATGGAGAGATAAAAGCCAAAAACATAGATACTTAATTATTTATGACAAAAATTTAAAAACAATTTGGAATGAATTGCCATATCCGAAAAGTAAACAAAACGCAAATTTTAATTATGATGTTAGCGAAAAGCCAAAACTTAATTACACACCAATTGAATCTATGCAGTTTGAATTATTTTAAAACCCTGATTTATTGCACGTTGCAAATATTCAAATAAAATAAACGAAATAAATCAAAACTTCTATTACATTTGTATCACCAAACAACGAAACAATGACAACTTTAAACGAAACAATTGCAGACGCACAAAAAGTAATGATAGCAAATAATTTAACTTTTGCTACTATTTGGAAAACAGGCAAATCTTACGGCTTTAATTTTGATAAACAAGCAGTTGGATATTCTGTAAAAGAATACGGAGTGAAAAGAACTGTTGTAAGTGTAATAAATAACTAAACATGACAATACGCAAAAGAGGGGGGCAAGCTAAACCCCCCGAAGAAAGAGTGGTGCAATTTTGCATCTATACTAAACGTAAACATATCGACAAATTAGGACGTGACAATGCCCGAGAGATAGCTGAGAAGGCTATTTTAAAGGCAATTGAAAAGATTAAGTAATTAAAACCAAACAATTAAACATGGAAAAGTATCAAGCATGGGTTAATCTGTATGATAATGGAAACATAACCTATCATTTAATTGAAAGTGAATCAAAAGAATATAAGAATATGTTAGCTATAAAAGGAATTGAATGTGTTGAAACTCGCTTAATTGAATGGGAGGGTTAATCGTAATTAGTGAATAAAAAGCAAATAATAGAGGCGTTGTATCGAGATAAACAATTCAAAAAAGTTTGTCAGAATATTGCGCCTCCTTCACTTTGCGAAGATTTATTTCACGAAACGATTATGGTTTTTT